TGGTCAATGCCTTTAGGAGCATTATCAAACTTGAAAAGGTTAAGAAAAAAACTGATAGATTTGTTAGTAATATGGTAAACATTCATGGTTGGAATATAAGAATTAATTGTTATCTTTAAATTGTTAAATGAGTAAATCAGATATGCAAAAACCACAGAATTACATCATCATAAATAATGATGATGGTACATTTTCAGCCTTTGTTAATTATGGTGTATTTGAAACCAAAGAAGATGCAGAACAAAGTTTACAATATGTCATGGACATGATGGGTTTTAAATTGCAACCAGAAGTCACTTATCACTAATGATAGTACAAGATAAATCTATTGAAGATATTAAACCTTATAATCGCAATCCAAGAAAGAAGAAGAATATTCAAAAGGTTGCTAACAGCATTAAAGAGTTTGGATTTCAACAACCCATAGTCGTAGATAGAGCAGGTGTTATTATTGCAGGACATTCCAGATATGAAGCATCTAAATTACTGAACTTAGAATCTATCCCTGTCTTGATTGCTGACTTACCCCCAGAGAAAGCAAAAGCCTATAGAATAGCTGATAATAAAACAAATGAAGATAGCGAATGGGATTTTTCTCTATTAAACAAAGAATTTACTGATTTACTAGATGTAAACTTTGATTTAGAAACTACTGGATTTGAAACCAAAGAACTTGAAGATTTCTTTACATTTGATAAAGAAGAAGAAGGTACTAAAGTTAAGACGGAAAAAACCTGTCCAAATTGCGGTACAAAATTAAAATAAGGTACACTCTACCAATGAAAGAGGAAAAGAAATGGCAAGACCAAAGAAATACGATATTAATGGGGAGGAAGTTAAAAAACTAGCATCATATGGATGTACCAATAAAGAAATCGCAGATTTTTATGGATGCAGTGCCGACCTTATTGAAAAGAGTTATTCGGAATTTACGACAAAAGGCAGAGGATTGAAAAAACTGCGTTTGAGGCAGATACAATGGAAGATTGCTGAGAATGGTTCAGCAAGTATGGCTATATTTCTTGGAAAGAATGAATTAGGACAATCTGATACTGGTAATGCTTCAGATAATGACCAACCCCTTGCATGGTCTGTTGAGTAGTGATTCCTTTACCTAATAAGAAATATAATATTATATATGCTGACCCTGCTTGGTCATACAATGATAAAAGAAATGGCAGTGGGTTTAAAAACCCAAATGGTGCAGGTGGTGCAGATAAACACTATTCAACACTATCTTTAGAAGAAATCTGTAATATAGATGTTAAATCAATAACTGACGATAATGCCATGTTATTTTTATGGTGTACTAGTAGTTTATTGGATTATGGTTTTGATGTTATGAAATCATGGGGGTTTAAATTTAAAACTGTTGGTTTTGTATGGGTGAAAATGACTAAAGACTTACAAAAGCCATATTCAGGAATGGGTTATTATACCAATCAAAATGCTGAATTTTGTTTGATAGGATTAAAGGGAAAATATTGGAGAGAAGCAAAAAATATTAAACAAATTATTCAAGAGCCGAGAAGGGAACACTCAAGAAAGCCTGATTGTACTAGAGAAAGAATAGTTAATTTATGTGGTGACTTACCAAGAATAGAATTATTTGCTAGACAGAAAAGTGATGGTTGGGATGCTTGGGGTAATGAGGTGTAATGCCACTAAGTAAACCACAAAAAGAAATCTTAGAATGTTCTAATAGATTTAGAGTTTTGATTACTGGCAGACGTTTTGGTAAGACGTTTTTATGTATTCAAGAGATGGCTAAGTTTGCCAGATATAATAACAAAAAGGTTTGGTACATAGCACCTACTTATCGTATGGCTAAAGACATTGTTTGGAATGATTTAGTTGACCGCATGACAAAGCATAAATGGATTAAAAAACTTAATCATAGTGATTTAAAATTAACATTAAGAAATGGCAGTGAGATATCTCTAAGAGGTGCAGATAATGAGAATAGCCTCAGAGGTGTAGGACTAGATTTTCTTGTTATGGATGAATTTGCTGATGTTAAAGAACATGCTTGGTATGAAGTTCTAAGACCTACATTATCTGATAAGAATGGCAGTGCTTTATTCTGTGGTACTCCCAGAGGATATGGAAACTGGTCATATAATCTTTTCACTAAAGAAAATGATGATAAACAATGGAAATCATTTCAGTTCACTACACTAGAAGGCGGTCAAGTATCAGCTAATGAAATAGAACAAGCTAAACAAGACCTAGATGAAAGAACATTTAATCAAGAATATAATGCTTCATTTGTTAATTATGCAGGACAGATTTATTACAACTTTGATAGAAAAGAAAATGTCATAGATAAATACGAACCTAAGACTAGCGAAATACATATTGGTATGGACTTCAATATTGACCCAATGTCCGCAGTTATATGCGAGTTAAAAGGTAATAATATTTATCTCTATGAAGAAATTGTTATCTATAGTTCTAATACTGACGAAATGGTACAAGAAATCAAAAATAGATTTAAGGATAAGCATATATTTATTTATCCTGACCCTGCGTCAAAGCAAAGAAAAACATCAGCAGGTGGTGTGACTGATTTAGCTATCTTAAAAAATGCAGGATTTCATTTACGAGTAAGAAATAATCATCCACTGATTAGAGATAGAATAAATGCAGTGAATACTAAATTGAAGAACGGAATAGGTGAACGAACATTATTTGTTGCCAAAAATTGTAAAACTATGTTAAAAAGCATTGAAAGACAAATTTATAAAGAAGGAACAACTGTGCCTGACAAGGACAACAATTATGACCATATGAATGATGCATTAGGATATTTAGTGGAATATTTATACCCAGTCAAAAGACAGTTTACACCAAGCAAACCCAAGAGGTGGAGTTAATGGCATTATACAGTAGAGAATTTTTAACAGAAAGACATAAACACTACGAAGAAAAGTTTAAGGATTGGCATTTTCATTTAATGTCATATTTGGGTGGACAGGACTATCAAGATGGCTATCAGCTAAATAGATATATTCTAGAAACTGATGAGGAATATCTTAAAAGAGCAGAAAATACCCCTATTGATAATCATTGTAAGAATGTGGTGCAAATCTATTCGTCTTTCCTATTCCGAGTACCACCAACAAGAGATTATGGTTCATTAACTGGTGACGCACAACTACAAAGCTTTGTTGATGATGCTGATTTAGACGGAAGGTCTTTCAATAACGTCATTAGAGAAATGCAAGTCAATGCATCTATCTATGGTACTTGTTGGGCAATCCTAGATAAACCTGCGATACAAACTCAAACTAGAGCAGAAGAAATCCAATTAGACATCAGACCCTACATGAGTTTATACACCCCTGAGAATGTCTTAAATTGGAATTTTGAACGTTCAATCAATGGTAGATATGTTTTAACATCATTAACACTACTAGAAGATTTATTTGAAGATGTAGCAACTATTAGAGTATGGACAATGGAAGATATTTCTACATACAGAGTAAAAGATTTTAACAAAGGGTATTCAACTGCTAAACCTATGCTTATAGATGAGATGCCAAACCAATTAGGAAAAGTTCCTGCGGTTATTCTTTATAATCAAAAATCACAAAGACGAGGTATTGGTATATCTGACCTTAATGATGTAGCTGAATTACAAAAAGCTATCTATAATGATTACTCCGAGATTGAACAATTAGTAAGATTATCTAACCACCCAAGTTTAGTTAAGACACCTAATGTAGAGGCTAGTGCAGGTGCAGGTTCTATTATTGAAATGCCAGAAGATTTAGAGCCTAATTTAAAACCATATCTTATCCAACCTAGTTCCCAGTCATTAGATGGCATTATGAACAACATCAATATGAAGGTTGAAGCTATTAATAGAATTACTCATATGGGAGCAGTAAGAGCCACTCAGGATAGAGTACAATCTGGAATAGCATTACAAACAGAGTTTCAATTATTAAACGCTAGATTATCGGAGAAAGCTGATTACTTACAAAACGCAGAAGAACAGATATGGAACTTATTTGCACAATGGCAAGGCAGAGATTTTGATGGTGAAATTATTTATCCTGATAGTTTCAACCTTAGAGATTATGCATCTGACTTGCAGTTCTTACAAATGGCAAAAGCTAGTGGCGTTCAATCAGATAGCTTCTTAAAAGAAGTAGATAAACAGATTACTAGAGCAGTCGTAGATGATGATGAAAAGATTAACACTATAGATAGTGAGATAGACGCAAAGGCAGTCACTATCGGACAGTTTTCAACACCAACAATAGAGGGTGAAGAAGTTGCCGAAACGTAGAGTTCCTAAAGATAAAAAAACCAAAGTACCAAAGAAATATCTATCAGGACTAAAGGGTGCAAAGAGAACAAGACGAGCATCTTTAATCAAAAGAGTATCAGCATTATATAAAGCAGGTAAACGCATCCCAATGTCATTATTGCGTTCAAGGACTAAAGCATAATGGTAAAAGCTAAACCATTATCTGCTACAGTTAAAGCCACCTTACAAAGAAAAGCAAAGGCATCTAAAAGATATACATATGGAACATTATCCAAAGTGTATCGTAGAGGACAAGGTGCATTTTTATCAGCAGGTAGTCGCAGAGTTCCTATGTCAGCTTGGGCAATGGGTAGAGTAAACTCCTTTCTAAGAGGTAGTCGGAAACACGACTTAGACTTACGCAAAAAGAAAAAGTAAAAGGCAAGACTGTTTCAGTTAATGATTTCTATAACTGGACACATCAACAACATGGTCAAAAGAAATGCTTTTGTGGTAAATTTGCCTGTATAGGTTTTAATTATAGATATGGTATGTTAGAACTATTATGTTTTAAACATTATCAAGAAAGGATAAGCCAATGCCACAAGGAAAAGGAACATACGGAAGCAAAGTCGGTAGACCGAAAAAATCAGCTAAGTCTGCTATGAGAAAGAAGAAGAAAAAGAAATAATGGCTATTTATAGAGGTCGCCAAGTTAAGCTGAATAAGCCATTCAGAACCCCAAGCAAATCAAAGAAGTTTGGTGTTTATGTAAAGAATAAAGCAACTGGCAATGTTAAAGTTGTTAGATTTGGCGACCCTAACCTATCTATAAAGAAAAATATCCCTGCAAGACAAAGAAGTTTTATGGCTAGATTTAGACCCATACTAGCCAAAGTAAAAGGTCAAAAGAACCTATCACCTGCTTATTGGGCAGTTCAATCTTGGAAAAAAGGTTTTAAAGTGTGATATGGTTGGTTTTAGTTTTATCTAGTTCCTAAATCCGTAAAATCATCAAGAACACCATTTACTATAATGTCTTGAATTGTGAATAAAGGATTATTAGTTGCTGTGTCTTTGTAAACAGTCAGATAATATCTACCTGTTTCTTTACATTTACTTATTCTAGCTGAATACCAAACCTTGTCGTCTTGTTTGCCATAGCCAAATTCAAATGTCTTTTCTTCAGTCATTTGAATCACCGAATAATTTGTTAATTAGATTCTGATGCTGTTTATAACTAAAAGAAAATAAATAATGTTTATCTTCTTGTAAGTTTGTTATTTCATCATCAAAATGGATTCCTATAAATCCTCTAGTCCATTTGAAATAATCATAATTATTTATGTCATCTTCAAATTTTCTTAAAAGACATATAAGAACATTTCTTTCTTTTAATGTTAGTGTTTTCATACTAAACCTCCTTTGGTTTATTCACCAACCATATTCACACTGTTAAAGAGCAAATTAAATTTATATAAAATTTAATAAACATCTCTATTATACCATATTGAGATTTTCAATTTTTAGAAATAGAGTAAAAATGGACATAATGAAAAATAGAATTATTTGTTATCACAATTTAGGGTGCGACAAACTTGTACATTTGACACGATTTTTGGAAAAATAAAAAATGGCAAAACAAGAGATATTA